AAACCCCGCAACGCGTCCCTGACGCAGCCACCTACCCTGCACCACCACGTTGGTGCCGACGCCGAGCGGTTCGTACACGCTGATGACGAGGCAATTGTGTAGTAAATCACCCGGCTTGATGAGGCGGTGCTTCACGGTAGCATCTCCTCATAGAACACGTCGGCGCCCGCCATTATCCTCGACATCACATCGACGTTGTCGTCAGCCGGCAAGACTGACAGATGTGTGCCCTCTGCCAGCACGACAAACGCCCTCACCTCACGCTCACACCAGTACGTCCCGGTGACGGCGTAGGAGCGATCCCCAACGTTTACGGACACCACTAGGTGACCTTCGATCAAGTCGCCCGGTTTGAGGAGATGCTTCACAGTCCCAGCACTTTCTGCAGCTCGCGGCATGAAAACCACTGGCAACCGATGATATGGTGGCGGGTCAGCACGAACGGGTACACGCAGTCGGCGCGAAGCCAGTCTCCTCGTGCGATGACAATTACGCTGTCGTCGACGCCCATGTCGTAGTCGTGCGCAAAGTCAACGTGAACGACGAGGCAATTGTGTAGTAAATCACCCGGCTTGACGAGGAGGTATTTCACCATCACATCACCACGTTGTCAACCTACCTCGGTGGTCGACGTAATAGAAGTCATAAGCGTAGATAGACGGTTGAAATATCGCACGAAGATCGAAGTGTTCCTGGGTGGTCGGTCTGCGCGCGGCGAGAAAAAAGCACCTGAACTCTGACGACCCATTCGACCAAACACACAACCTGGTGCCCGTGATGCAGTCCCAGATGACAGGTTTGGCCTCGACCGACACCACCAACATGCCGTCGAGCATGTCGCCAGGTCGCAGCAATACACGAGGATATGAAGGCGCCGGCCTCATAGCCATCGCTGTCCTTGCGCTTCGTCCCCATCACCGATGAATTCCCACCTGGTGTCATACCACTCACCGGGCTCATCGAGGACGAAGTCAAACGGGTGATTAAGGTTCCATGAACCTGCCGTATTGCGGCCGACCATGTACCTGCGAAGGGAACTGTCGCTCTGCATCAGCAGCACCCACGTCGTCCGCGTATATGGCGTGTGAAGTTTCACCGCGATGACCAACGAAGTGCCGACTAGCGTGCCCGGGTAGATCCTATGGGTGAGGTCTTCGTAGGCCGTGCCGTGGCGCGATACCTTCACCATTTGCGCAGCGCTCCTGACGTGTCGAGGTACAGCGCGTCGGTGTCGCCGCCTGCTGTCGCCCAAGCGCGCGAGGAAGAGTACGCTAAGACATAGTGTCGCAGTTGACCGTTGACAAACCACGTGCCCTTAACGGACTCGCCATCATACACGGGTCTTGTTACGGACACGATCATGCCGGCGCCTGCCCCCACGAAGTCACCGGGCTTCACCACCTGAACAGTTCTCCTCGTTCGCTAGTGTTCAGCCTATCGATGCCTCTGTCATCCACGCCGACGGCCTGCATAAATGCAGGACTGTACCCGATGGTGTAATTGCGCAGTTGACCATTGATCAGCCACACGCCGCGTATGGGCTCGCCATAGGTAGTGGGCAATAAAACAGACACGATCATGCCGCAGTTCATCTGCACGAAGTCACCGGGCTTGACCACGTGAGCCTACAGTTTGATCGCTTTGCTGACCTTAGCAGGTAGCGGAATGCCCAGCATCAGTGACAACATACCGAAAACGCGCCAAGCGTTGAATTCACTCAGGATGACGGCGGTGTGGGTGCCGTCTTCGCAGATCATCAAGCCACCATTGCCCGTGCGCTCGATGCGGACGGTACCGTCTTCAGGCAGGCGTTCAGGTTGTTTGAGGTCTTCAACTTTGGTCGGCATGTGGGTTCTCCTGTGTGTCTTTCTTGCGGCGTTCCTGCAGCTCGGTGATGGCGGCGAACATGTGCTCGAGCGCTGGTAGCGTTGAGTGCATCCTCTCGCCCACGTACTTGCGAAGTGCCTCGAGTTGCTCATCGGTGAGGTAGGTCATGGGTTCTCCTGTGTCCACTGTGCGTAGGCCCGCAACACCTTGGGATCGACGTCAGAAGCATCGCGGCACCGGGTGTAGACGGGAAAGCGGGCCTTGCCGTCTTTCGTCAACCCGTCAGTCGTCAGCGGGTCAGGTTGTGCTTCGATCTCGACGATCTTGCCCACCCAGGCGTCGGCTCCGTCGAGCTGCACTTCAGCCCGCACCTTGTCGTTGAAACCGCCGCCCACCCGGGTGATGACGCCGTTGCTCAGCACTACATTGAAGCCGCCAAATCTACCTTCGTGCTTCGTCCCACGCCGACCCTCATAGTGACCGACGATCACACCTTCAAACGTTGTCACGGGCTTTAATTTCACGATGTTGTCGCTGCGCTTCCACTTGTAGGGAGCGTCCATGCTCTTAAGCATCACCCCTTCGAACCCATCATCAAGGCACTTGGCGAAGAACTTCTTGAGCTCTGTTTCGTCCTGCGCCATGATGTGCGGCACCTGACACACTGGTGACTTTGTACCTTGCTTGAACTCAGTGCAGGCAAGGATAACCTCATACACCAGTTTGCAGCGCTCAGCATACGTCAGTTCTGTCTTCTGTGCGACCCAATCGGCGAGAGGCACCGCGTCGAAGACGTTGTAGATGAGGCCACTGTCGTCCTTGGCCCGTCCCTTGTCAGAGCCACGCCCCGACATCATGATCGACGAACTCTGGTTCCAATCGGCCGCCATGCCCTCGCCGTCGAGGACGACGTTGTCGTATGACGCCGCTTCGAGCGCCGCCTTGATCGTCGGCATGTTCTCGATGACGGTGCCGTTGCGGGTGTAGCACGTCACCACGCCGTCCTTCTTGACGGCGATGCAACGCAGGCCGTCGAGCTTGGGCTCCACGCGGACGGGGTACGTCACTGGCTCGAGGAGCTTGATCCCCTCACCCTTGACGAATTCGCTCTTCAGCGTCTCGGCCAGAGCGACGGCGAAGGACTTCAGCGTGCCCGGCCACACCTTGTTGACGGTGCTCTCCTGCACTCCGACGCGCAGGTTCCTGAGGAGAATTCGAACGCACCACTTCTGGCACAGTTCACTGGGCATGTCGGCGAGGCGGCTCTCGACCAGCGCCTTCGCCGCGTTGCCAGTCACCTTACGCGTGGCCAGCTGCGTGCGCAGCGTCTTGATGAAGTCATTGACAAACTCGTCCTCGGAGATGTCATGCGACGGGACACCCAATTTGGGCATTTTCACCTTGCTGACATACCACACGGTGTACGGGTCCCCCGCGGCGACAAACACCTGCTTAAGCAACTCGTTGCGCCTGTGCTGGTGCAGCACGTCGCGTTTGGCAAGCGAACCCGCCGTTGCCTCAAGTTCTTCGAGAATGTCGACCACCGATTTGTCAGTCATGATCCAATCCCATCCAGCGTGGCACGTGCAAGGACATCCTCTAGCAACTTCACTAGGTCGGCGAGGTCCTGTTCATACGTGGGCTCGCTTTCGTAGTGCTCGTGTTCCTGCAGCCATTCAGCCGCCAGTTGCCTGATGTCCACCATGATCTAACTCTACCACGGTTGTGTGATGACTTACACTTACGGGTTGTTGCCCTTCTTCGCCTCGGCGTACGCTCGAGCAAACGAGCCTGCACCGTGACCCAGCGTCGTCGGTAGTGCCCGCGCTGCGTCGTAAGTTTTGCCCACCACGAAGGCGAAAATGAACATGCCACCAATGATGAAGAGGGCGAGGATAGAGAGACCGATGATTGTTGCGGTGTCCATGATCTAACTCTACCACAGTCACCACCGAACTTACACTGCCACTCACAAACCCAGGTTTGCCTTCGCCCGCTGGTAAACGGGTGACAAGATGCCCAGGCTGTAACTCAGCGACGTCAATGCTCGCTTGGCCGCCTCGGGGTACGCGCCCTTGTCGAACAGGTCTTGTGCGTCATCGAGGGCGACGACTGCGCTGGTCGCCATGATGCTCTCATTGTCGACGTACTTGTTGGCGACGGTGATCGTATCCTTAGCATGCCAACGTGCAGCGCTGGTCTGTTCATAGCCGTGATCAAAGCCGCACTCACCGCACGCCTCGTAGTCTGCGGGCACATTCACGGCACCACCTCGAAGATGCCGACGGGAAAGATGCCGACGGCGTGACTGCCCTGACCGACGGCGATCAACCGAAAGTCGTCAGGTTGAAAGCGCTTGTAGTTGATGGGCATCTTGTCGAGGGCGACCTCTGGCACCACGACGTACTCCTGACCCTCGACGAGTTCAGGGCGATCGCGGTTGCTGGTGCACTTGAGGCGGGTGCCAGGTAGCGGTAGGGCAGTGATCATGGGCACATCTCATTGGTCTCGGGTGATGCGGGCGGCGTACCGGGCGTCGGGTGCAAACTCCTGTGTAGCTCCAACA